AATAAACTCTCAACCTATTACAGTTGAGAGTTATTTTATTGAAAATTAAGAACTTTTAAAGGATTGTTTCCATTTAAAAGTATTTTCTTAATAATTGTAATAGCATCTAAAAAAGAATCTTCATCAGGTGCAGAACAAAGAAAAGCATCATCAGAATTTCCAAAAACAATAGTTTCTATTATTTTTGTTTTATCAGAATTGAATATGTATAATCCATCTGAAGAAATTGCTAAAAATAATTCATAATCATTGGAATTGTCAATCTCCAATTTTGTTATTGGTTTTAATAATGTAATCATCTTTTTAAAATTAGATTGTTAATAATTAGCTATAGTATTATGATTTATGTTGAAAAATCATTGATAGCAATTGTTGAAAAAGAGGGTGAGAGGAAGAGTCATCTATCTAAATCCTTAGTCTAACTAAGAATTCAGAAGATTAACTCATAGCAATACAGTAGAATAACACAAACATTATTAAACTTACTAAAATGTAAGTTAAAAACACTGAAACTATTGTTTTCACAGTATGTTTCTTAAGTATTTGTTGTAATACTCACCTAAAGATAGAAGAACAAGCCAGTGATGAAAAACTATTAAATAAACAGTGAACCAAATTGGATCACTTATAATAGTTTTATAATCAGTAAAAAACACACCAAATAATGATAGAGCTAAAAAATAAACAGCTGTCAATATAAGGTATAAGAAAATGTAAGTTATTACTTTCATTGTAATTAAATTAAAGGGTTAATACTAATTGAACTTTAAAATAAGAAAATGAGGCTGTTTATCAACACTAAGTCCGACATATTATCTATGTTCATCTTAACGCAAAACACTTTATAGCACCTCACTTCTGCAATAATTCTATTAGCCTAAACAAGTCAAATGAGTAGAAAATCCTTGTTTAATAAAGAACGTATAATTGGCTAATAGATTGTAATGTAATCTAATGTTTGGCAATATCTCCCAGTTCTAAGTTGTCAATAAATGACAATAGGAGAATGTATCAGCTAGATCCAAACACTAGATTGTAATAATATTTCGGTAATTAACTAACAGACTAAATGCTAATTAACTAATAGACTAAAAAAATGCTCACACACAAATGAATGTGTATGAGCAGTGTGACTACAAAGAGTCCAACACATTGTCTGAAGAATCAGAGTGCAACATATAAAATGTCTCTCCCTTATCATCAGTGCACAATGAGATAACAGGGTTAGCGTAGCCTTTTTTGCTAACTTTCCCATTGAAATCTCCTGCAGAAAAGAATATCTTTCCTGTGTGTGGATTTTTGATAACGTCAATTTTTGAGCATTTAGAAATAGACTTAAACTGCTCAATTGTGTACTTTTTGGTGAATGTAATAGTTTCCATAGTTTCTGATTTTTTAGGAAGGTTAACTGCAACAAGTATGGGTATCATCTTGTCCAAAACTTAGAAGGGGTGGAAAAATTGGTGATGTTATCCACTTAAATACAAATCCAATATTTTAAAAATTTAAAAAAAATTTTTTTTTTTACTATATTTTGGCAGTTTTAGTCATTTTGTGCCAATATTTTGTCACAAATATTTAATATTTTGTCCCAAATATTTGCTAAATTTGTGACGAATTTTAGCAAAAAAGCTATACATAATAAAATTTTTTACAGAATAATTTGGTTTTATCAATATTTAGTTTTACATTTGTACTGTTGCTATTCTTAGAGGGATAAATTTTAACAAGGATTTAAAACTGAGAACCAACAAAAGGCAAACTCTTTATATAGAAGATTACAGGTCTTTAAATAAAACAAGATTTAATTGCTGGGATAAAATGTAGGTAAAACAACCCAGGAAGGTACAGCTGAAAAGCCAGACACTTTTAAATCAAGATTATTTAGAAATTAGTTCCCAGCCCCTTAAAACTTCGAGGGTAGGACTTGTTATATTTAAATATATAATAATCAATAAGTTAGACTATTTTATTAAACTTTTATTTGTTTTATAACATTTAATGTTATATCTTTGTGATATGAATTTAAATGTAAAATTAAAAAAAGAGGATAATCTTTTTGAAGCTTATCTAAATTATATCAATCCTATATTTAAGAAGAATAAATTAACTGACTTAGAGATAAGATTGTTAGCAAAGCTTCTTGCTATAAAGGATAGGTATAAGCAATTGGATAAAGAAAAGCTAGACAAGATCCTTTTTGATAAAAAGACTAAGAAAGTAATAAGAGAGTTTTTGAAAGTAAGTGAAGCTGTATTTAACAATACAATGAAAACACTAAGGGCCAAGAATTTTCTTAAGTATGACAAACTAATATTACCAGAAAGCCTTCATCCAGTTATTGAAGACAATAGAATTAATATATCATTTACACTGATTAGAGATGGAGAATAATTACTACACACCAAGTATAGAAGAGTTTCATGTAGGATTTGAGTTTGAAGTTAATTGTGATAATGATTGGATAAAGGAAAGTTTATATTCTAATGAGCAAGTAAATGTATTACCTTTTATGAATACTAATAATATAAGAGTTAAATATTTAGATAAAGAAGATATTGAAAGTTTAGGTTGGACAGATGGTGAAACTCACGGATTATCTGGTTATGTTTTAAACTATGCTACAGATGATAGTTATCAAATGTATTATGATAAAGATAACCAATTTACACAAATATACAATTGGGATTCTAAAATAATATTTGAGGGTATTATTAAAAACAAATCAGAATTAAAAAGATTACTTAAACAATTGGAAATCAATGGACAAGACTAAAGAACTTGTAATAAAAGAGTTATCTGAAAAGTATAAGTTGCCTGAAGAGGTAATACTTAATATGGTTGATAGCCAAGGCTCTTTTGTTATTGAAGCTCTAAAAGAATTTAAAGAAACAAAAAACTATAAAGTAATACTGCTTCCTAAATTTGGGAAGTTTGCACCAAGTTATAGAAAAATAAAAATGTATGAAATTAATAAAAATAATAAAAGCTTATTGGAAATACCTAACCAAGCCCATGAATAAAGAATTAAAAAAAGAAAGACTTGATGTGTGCAAGCCTTGTGATAGCAATAGCACACCAGGAGTTATAATTAAACTATCTAAATGTAAAAATTGTGGATGCATTTTAAATGTAAAAGCTAATGATGAAGATAGTAAATGCCCAAAGAACAAATGGAAAAGATAATTATAGATTGCTACGTTCCTGAAGGATATGTTCTTTCAAAGAATTCAACAAAGACAGAAGTCATACTAGAAGATACATATTTAGAATACAGTATTAATACAGTGCTTAAAGGATACAGAGAAGAAATGCAATTCCTAGATCCTATTCTTAACTCTATTCAAGGCCCAAGTAAAATTGATCTTAAGTTAGTAAATAAAGAAGATGGAATATTTAAGAAAAACTTTATATATGACTTAAGCTGTGCTACATTGTTTTATGAAAAAGCAGGAGAAGATGAAAAAGACATTTATGTTTACAAAATATCTATAAATGAAATAGATATTATATTTGAAGAAGAAGACAAAATGAAAGAAATTTACAGTAAAATTAAAGACTGGTTTAAAAAATAATAATATATAAAAATGGAAACAAAAGAAAAGTTTAGTTATGTGCCTTATGGAAATGGAGTAATTATAGAGTTTAATCCTCCAAAAAAAGAAACAGAGAGTGGTATTTATTTACCGGATACAGTAGATGCAAAAGAATTGTTAGGAACTGAGTACACAGGAGATATTGTAGTTTCAGTTGGTCCTGATTGTAGACAAGTTAGTATAGGAGATAAAGTTTATTTTAATATGCAAATGACACCAATTCCACTTAAGTTAGATGGCAAGTTTTACTTGTTATACAAAGAACAACATATTGATTTAATTGAAACAAAGTAATGCAAGCAAAGCCTCAAAAAGAAACATTGTTAGACGATGAAGTAAGTCATAATCTAAAGAAAAATATAATTGACAGATTAATTAAAGAAAGACATATTGATCTTGATGAGGCTTTGATTTTATTTACAGAGCCAAAGATTATAATTAAGAACCAGCCAAAGACATTTGTCGAAGCTGAATTAAAGATGATGGTTAAAAAACAAGCAAATTATTAATATGCAATTATTTACAATACAAAACCAATATCCATATATTTCAACAGAAGCTTTATTAATACCGGCTTTTGCTAGTTTATGGAATAGAGATAAAACAAAAGATAAAGCTGTAGCCATTAAGGAGTTAGCTTATGTATATTTTATGTCTGACTATAAAAGTATATACAATAATTATCAGAGTGAAGTAAAGGAAGAAGCAATTATAAAAGATTTGTTTTCAGGAAAGTATTCAGCAGATAAGTTAGTTTATGAAGCAATAGATAAGTATCAAGATCTGCAAGATACATTTGCTACAAGGTTTTTAAAATCAGCAAGAGGAGCAGCTGAGAAGACAATGAATTATTTTGACAATATAGATTACACAGAGAAAGACAAGAAAGACAACTTAGTTTACAAAGTAAAAGAAGTGACTCAAGCATTAAAGGATTGTGGTTCTATTATTGAAGCTCTAGATAAATTAGTTGAAAGATCTAATAAAGAGCAAGGCTTAAAAGAATCAAAACAAAGAGGTGGTGGAACAGGTGGTTATTTTGAAGATAAATAATGAACATAGCTGATATATCTGAGTGGACCTCAGCAAGACAACATTTTGATGAGTTTGGAACTTATACTAAGTTGTTACCCGGAAGTAAATCTTGGGTTACATTTTGGGAAGAGGAAAGAAAAAGATGTAGGTTTGGTCATCACACAGGAAGAGATTTTATTCCTGGTTATTTTTATGACTATCTTAATTATAATCCTATCTTAAAAGTAGAAGAAGTAAAAGCAGAAGAAAACAAAAGTGGATTAATATTGCCAAACAATGACATACTTGACATTGGGCAATTAAAAGCAGAAAGGATTGAAGGGTTTCCTACTTTTTGGGATGGCGATTATGATTGGTTTCATTATTTAGATAATGCTGAAAAAGCTGGAGAGCATGCAATGTTAGCTGGATCAAGGGGTAGAGGTAAAAGTTTTAAAGCAGCATCAATGATGTGCAGAAACTATTACCACTTTGAAAAGTCTAAGTCTTATGCATTTGCTTATTCATTAGAGTTTTTAACAGGTGATGGTATTATAACTAAGGCTTGGGACTCAATGGATTTTAGAGATACTTTTACTCCTTTTGGTAAAAGAAGACAATACAAGAATACAGATTTACATAGAAGAAGCTCATTTCAGGAAACAGATGGAGATGGACTTAAGATAGAAAAAGGTTGGAAGTCTGAGATCATGGGAATTACTGTTGGAGATGATGTTCAAAAAGTCCGTGGTAAAAGGGGTAAGCTTATTGTAATAGAAGAGGCCGGTAACTTTAGAAACTTAACTACAGTACCAACTATCTTAAAGCCTTCAATGCAGCAAGGTAAGAAAACATTTGGTTTGATATTGTATCAAGGAACAGGTGGAACAACAGGAGCTGCCAGTGCAGGATTTGAAGAATTATTTAGAAATCCAAGAGCTTACTCAATATTTCCAGTAACAAACAAATGGGAAGCAGGAAGAGAAACTTCTGAAATAGGTTATTTCTGGCCATCATCAATAAACTTTGATGGAGCTTATAATGAGAAAACCGGTGAAAGCAATATTGAATTAGCTACAAAATATATAAATGAAGCCAGGACTATTGCAGCTAAAGCAGCAGATCCTAACACATTAGCAAGAACAAAAGCTGAGGATCCATTGACTCCAGGTGAGATGCTAATGAGAATTAGTGGAACTCAATTTCCTATTGGCTTATTAAAAGAACAAGAGGCTGAAGTATTTACTAAGCCACATTTATATAAAGACGCAGATTATTATGTTAAGTTTCAGCTTAATAAAGAAACACAAAAGTTTGAAGCTAAGAATGATTTTGAAGCTATTCCTATTTTAAAGTTCCCACATTCTGACAATAAGAACATGCCAGGAGCATTTACAATATTTGAGCATCCTCTAGGTTCCTATGGAAACTTTGGAAGCAGATATGTAGCAGGAATAGATAGTTATGACTTTGATGAATCAACTACTACTTCTTTGGGATCAATGTTTATTGGCGACTTATATACTAAGAGAATAGTAGCTGAATACACAGGAAGACCTCAGACATCAAAAGACTTTTATGAAATATGTAGACAAGGATTAATGTATTATGAAGCTGTTGCTAATATTGAAAATAGTAACATAGGTATATTTAATTATCTAGATAGTAAGAATTGTGGTTATATGATTTGTGATGAGTTATCTATAATAAAGGAAGTTAATGAAGCTTTAAAGATAAACTCTAAGTCAACAAGAAGAAGAGGGTTTACTCCTAATGAAAAGATAAATCAAACAGCCAGAGGTTTAATAGCAGAGTATTTAAAGTCATCAACTAATAATCCGGATTTACCAGAAGAGTTATTTGTACATAAGTTTAGATCCCTGCCAGCAATTCAAGAAATGATATTATGGAATCTAGATGGAAACTTTGATAGAGTTTCTGCGTTAGGTGCATTGTTATTAATAATGAATGATAGGCTTAAGCATCCAATAGAAGAAGTAAATAAAAATCAAGAATTAGATTCGTTTTTTACAAGGCATTTAAAAAATAAGCCAAACTTTAGCTATACACAGGGAGGTTTAATTCTTCCTGATGCATTTATCAAATAATATTTTATTTATATTTGTTATATTTTTATACAACATGAACTTTACTAGTTTTAAGAATTTACCTAAGCAAGCTATACCAGATAGTGAAAAAGATGAAAAGTGGGGCAGAGACTCAGTTGATGCTTGCGAAGGACTTGTGTTGTTATTTAATGACACAATAAGAGAGTCAAGATTAAACAAACAGATAAACTATAATTTATACAACGGAATACTTAGCAAGGCTGATCTTGAAAAGATGTCAAATCCTTATGGATTGCAAGGTCAAACATTTCCTATTACACCAAGAAATCTTCCAATATCAAATCCTTATTTTAAAAAATTATTAGGAGAAGAATACAAAAGAAGATTTGATTGGCATTTGTCTATTATAAATGAAGATGCAGTAAGTGAAAAGCTTACACAGCAAAAACAAATAGTATCAGATGTAGTTAATTCTATATTCCAAGAGCAGCTTCAATTAACAGAAGAACAAAGAGCAGATCCAGAAGTTGCTAAACAAGTAGAAGCTCAGCTTCAAGCAGCACTTGCAAAAGCTAAGTCTTGGAGAGAAGAAAGAGAAGAAGGTTGTACTAATATGTTAGAATATTACGAAAGACAACTTGATCTAAAGACTTTGTTTAACAACGGATATGAAGATGCATTAATTGCAGGAGAGGAAATATATTGTATTGATGAGATAAATAATGAGCCGGTAGTAAGAAGATGTAATCCATTGATGACATACTATTTAACTAATCCTCATTCTCATTATGTAGAAGATTCAGACATTGTAGTAGAAGAACAGTATATACCATTAGGAGAAGTTGTTGATAGATTCTATAGGTTTTTAAAGCCTGATGAAATAAAGGAACTTGAAAAAATGAATTTTAATGGCGGTGTTAGAAGTAACAATGGTCCATTTGTAAATTACTCAGAAGGAATAACCTGGGCAGATCCTGATTCAGGAATGGAATTTGGAGCAATAAAAACAAACATGTCAACTGACTTTAATAATATTAGGGTTGTTAGATGTGTTTGGAGATCAATTAGACAAATATCAATATTACATTATTTAGATGAAGAAGGCAATGAAGTTGAAGAACCAATAGCAGCTTCATATAAACCAAACAAATCTCTTGGAGAGTGGACTGAAAAAATAAACATAGGTGAGTTTTGGGAAGGAACAAAGATAGCTAATAAATATTATGTTAAAGTTCAACCAAGATCAACTCAATTTAGAAGATTAAATAATATATCTCATTGTCAATCAGGATACATTGGATCAATATATAATACAAATTCATCTAAAGCTTTAAGCTTAATGGATATTATAAAGCCATATCAATATTCTATTATAACTATGGCTTATAGAACTGAATTAGCTTTTATGAAATCTAAAGGTAAGATTGGTTTTGTTGATAAAGCTTGGATCCCAGATGGAATGGATATGGACTCTTGGATGTACTTTGCAGAAATGATGGGTTGGGCAGTGATTGATTCTTTTAAAGAAGGAAAGAAAGGTGCTTCAATGGGTAAGTTAGCAGGTTCAAATGCAACAAGATCTGACTCTATGAATTTAGAGATGGGTAATTATATTCAGCAGCATATTTCATATATGCAATATCTTGAAGGTCAAATTGAAAAAGTCACAGGAATTAATGATGCAAGAAAAGGTAACATAGCTTCTTCTGCAGGATTAGGTGTAACACAACAAGCTCAAGAAGCTTCTTCTGAGATGACAGAACAATACTTTAGAATTCATGATAATGTAAAGATAAGAGTAATGTCAGCACTTCTTGAGACATGCAAGTTTTGCTTAAGAAATGGAAACAAAACATTTCAGTATATATTAAGTGATATGACTGCAAAGATATTCTCTATTGATGGAGAATCAATAAATGAAGCAGAATATGGCCTAATGATGTCTGATGCTACAAGTGATGCAGAAACATTAAATATATTAAAGAGAGCAATGGAGATGGCTATTCAAACTGGAAAAGTTGATGCTACTCAATTGTTAGCTATAACAAGTAATACATCAATGGCTGCTATTAAGCATAAGCTAAAGCAAACAATAGATGATCAAAATAAACAAGCTCAAGCAAACATTGAAGCAGAACAAAAAGCTAGAGCAGAAGAGAATAAAGCTAAGATTGATTATCAGAATTCATTGTTACAATTAGAATACGATAAATTAGAAAGACAAGATTTAAACAGACAGCTTGATAGAGAGTTAGAAATTCAGCTTGAAGAAATAAAAGCATATGCATTTGATGAAGGACCAAATCCAGTAGACATTAACAATGCAGCTAATCAAGCTTTAAAACAACAAGAGATCAATCTTAAGCATTTAAATGAGCAATCTAAATTGTCTGAAGTTCAAAGACAAAGAGATCAAGATAGAATGCTTAAAGAAAAAGAGCTTCAGTTAAAGAAAGATATTGAAGACAAAAAGATTAAAGCAATTGAAGTTCAGAACAAGTCTCAAGAACTTATAAATAAAGAGAACGTAAAAATAAAAGAAAAAGAACTAGTTGCTAAAGAAAAAATAGAGAAATTAAAATTATTAGCAGCAAAAGCTAAAGCTTCAAAAATTAAGAAATAATGATAAGGCAAATAGACTTACCAATATACAACCAAGAAATACATTTGGTTTTAGGAGAAACATCAATTGATTGCTGTAACTTAATAAATAACTCTCATGTAAATGAAGACAAAATAGATCTAATAGATTGCAGAGGTTTTTTTTGGGAAACAAATTATAAGTATAAAGGAATATTAAAGAAAAGATTTTATCTAGCGTTATCTAAAGATGATTCAGAAAACACAACATTAGAGCATGAGATAATTCATTTATCTTGGGCAGTACTTGATCATGTTGGAGTTAAAATAAATTCAAATAATCACGAAGCATTTACTTATTTATTTGAATATTTACTAAAATCATTTAAAAGTAAAATAAAAGAATTAGCTATAGACAAGAATAAATAAATTTACAAACCCTTGCAAATGTAAAATAACATTAAGACATTTGTATAATAATTTTGATTATGCCGACAGAAGAAGAAGATTTTTTTAAAAACTTAGGAATTGAAGTTGAAGAAAATGATTCAGTAAAAAACACAACTGAAGAAGAGAATAAGGACAAAAGTCCTGAAGTAATTGAGAATGAAAAAATTGTAGAAGAATCTAATAATTTAGAGGAACAAAAGAAAGAAAGAGAGGAAGAGGAAGATAATAGTAATCCAAATATATATTCTGGAATAGTAGATCTTATTAAAGAAGAAGCAGGTTTATTTGCAAATTTTGATAAAAAAATTGAAAAGCCGGAAGACTTAATTGAAGGAATTAGATTTGAGATATTAGAAGGAATTGAAGATTACAAGAATTCTTTACCAAGAGAATTTAAACAAATAATTGAAGGAGCAGAAGCTGGAGTTGATTGGACTACAATGAAAGCTCTAAAAGCAAATGAGGTAAAGTTAAATTCAGTTTCTGATTCAGACATTGAGAATAACGAAGATGTAGCAAAAGATATTTTTATTGCACATTTAAAAGCTACTACAAATTGGAATGAGTATAAGATTAGTAGAGAATATCAAAAAGCTTTAGACTTAGAAGAAGTAGCAGAAAGAGCAAAAGAAGGTCTTGATGAACTTAAAGCAATTAATTCAGAAGACGAAAGAAGAGTACTAAAAGAAGCTGAGGAAAGAGTAAGGAGAGAGCAAGAAGAATTTAAGCAAAGTTTAATAAACCTTAAAAGAGATGTTTATGAAACAAAAGACTTGATTCCAAATGTAAAGCTTTCAGATAAAGACAAAGCTGATTTGTTTACACAAATGACAAAGCCTGTTGAGTTTGACGGTTATGGAAATGGAATAAGCAAAGTTCAGGCTATTAGAGAAAAGAATCCTGTTCAATTTGAGAAGATGTTAAATCTTTTAGTAATGAAAGGAGTGTTTGATGAGAAGCCTAATTTTGATTTCATAGTAAAGCCTACTAAGACAAACACAATTAAAAAGCTTGAAGAAACAGCACAAAGAGAATTAGAATTAAGAAAATCTGGTCAATTTAAAAATATAGAGAAATCTAATTTTGCAGATCAATTAGGAAAAAGCCTTGGAGTAAAGGATTAATATAAACAATAAAAACAAATAAATAAAAATGTTAAGAATTTCAAACTTACAAATTTCAGAACCAACTACCTTCGGTGGTTTAATTACAGAAGCCAACAATGGTTATCTGTTAGAAAACAAGCCTCAATATGCTTCAAATCTTGTTGAGCAAATTTACAAATTTGACACTAGTATGGATTTACATACAAGATTGTCAGAATTCCCTATTAAGTATTTTAAAACAGATGATGTTTACCGTTGGAAATTAATGGGCCCATCTGAAAAGAATATCCCATTGTTGGAAGCTCGCTTAACTAAAAATGGTTCAGCAATTGCACCAACTGACAGACCAGGTTTAGGAGCATCTAGATTTTATTTAGTATTCCCTGAGAAGTATTTCTTTGATACTGAAACTATCGTAGGTGAATTAAACGAAAAATATATGGTTCGTATTATGGAAGAGCCTATTGTTGAAGGTGGTGTTAACTACGTTTATGAAGTAGAATTCCAAACTAATGATGCTAGCTCTTGGTTCCCTTATGAAGAACTACAAACTGGAAAACGATTCAGCAAGGAAGGTGCAACTGTAGAAAGAACTGAGTCTTCAAGAGGTAGTCAAGATAGTTATATCTCTCCTTTTGAGATGGAGAATTCATTTACTTATATGCGTAAGGAATTACATGCTGTAGGTAATATGATTGACAGACCAATTCAATTTACATTTACTTGCCCTGATGGAACAACTGCTTCTACATGGACTCAATATCAAGATTATATCTTTGAAAAGAATTTCCGTTTAGAAAGAAACAGATTGTTGATGTTTGGTCAACCTTCAAAAACTGCTCAAGGAACTCATTTGAACAAAGGTAAATCTGGTAACTTTATTGAAACAGGTGCTGGTTTAAGAGCTCAAATGAATCCATCAAATATTGCTTATTACAATAAGTTCTCAATCAAATGGTTAACTGATTTATTGTTAGGCCTTTCTGTTAACAAGTTAAAAGAAGATCAACGTAAGTTTGTATTCAAAACTGGTGAATGGGGTATGTTAGAATTCTCAAGAGCTCTTGAAGATTATGCATATGGCTGGACAAGGGTTATTGAAACCAATGTACAGAACATCAATAGAATTGTAGACAATACTCGTATTTCAATGGGAGCTAATAATAAGATGACTTTCAAAGGTCAGTTTATGAACTTGATTGGTCCTAATGGAATTGAAGTAACTGTTGAGCATGATGCTAGTTATGATGACTTAGTAAGAAATAAAATTATGATGCCAGGTAATCGTGGTCCTGCTGAATCACATAGGTTTGATATCTTAGATATTGGTACAACTAATGGTGAAGCTAACATTTGCTTAACTGCTCCAGAAGGTTGGTCAGATATTATGGGTTACATCCCAGGTATGAGAGATCCATATTCTATTGGTGCTAAAAAGCCTAAGATGATGGTAACATCTAGAGATTCTTATGAGTATCATAGAATGAGTATCTTTGGTACAATGATTAAGAATCCAACTAAGTGTTTACAAATTATACCTAGTATTCTTGCATAATAAATAAATTATATATATCTTTGTAAGATAACAATAATATAAAAAAATGGATTACAAAACATTAAGAACAAAAAAGATGGTTGTCAGGCCTATACTAGGTAGAGATGCTTGGTTAAGGCATGGCAGCGTAGGATCTAAAAAAGAAGAACATTCTTTTGATGGTACTAATGTAAACTTTTTTGCTAAACAAAGTAAATCTGGACTATTAGAAGATGTGTTAGAGGAATTATCTCAAGATGAGAGAAAAGCTCTTGCAGAAGAAATTAGAATTAAACCTGAGGAATTCAGTATATTCCAACCTGATAATTATTTTACAAAACATATGGTTTCTGTAAATAAAAATCAAAAGACTATTAATTGTAAAAATCCAATTGAATTATTGGACTACTTAATACTCAAGAAATATACAAATTTATTCAAGGTTCCAGGTGGACCAGAAATGCCTGCTCAAAGATTTGAGATAGTAGATCAAGAAGCTGAAGTTGTTCAAGAAGCTCAAAAAGTAGATTTAAAGATGAAGGCCATTTTAGAATTATCTAAGTACAATGGTTCAGTTGATAAATTAAAAAACATCTTATTAGTATCAGGAGTTCAAGGAATTCCAGCTAATGCAAGTGCAGATTGGTTGTTTACAGAGTGCTATAAGATAGCTGAAAAAACACCAAAAGACTTTTTGAAAGTAATGAGTGACCCAATGTTTGATTTGAAAATCTTAATCAACAACGCTTTAAATGTAAAAGCAATTGTTAAGACAGGAAAAGACAGTTATGAAATGTCATCTACTGGAAAGATTTTAGGATCAATGAAGGAAGTAGTTGCTTACTTTGAGAAGCCTGAAAACCAAGAAGACAGATTAATTGTACAAGCACAGATTAATAAAACAAAATAACCAATAAATGACAAGGCAAGACTTTCTAAATAAAATCTATTTAAAGTTTGATAAAGTAGCAGGTCTTGCTTTGCCTGGTTATGAACCTGCAGAGATTGCAGCAATAGCAACTGATGTACAAGAGAAATTAGTTCTTAAAAAGTACAACCCAAAAAATCAACCCTCAATGGAAGGATTTGAGGAAACAGAAAAAAGAGTAGCAGATCTAGGAGAATTAGTATCTACTGTAGTTCTTACTCCTGCAGCATATAATAATTATTTCAATGTAGATAACGGAGTTTTTGTTAGTCTTCCAAATGTGTACCCAACTAATGTTTATTGGTTGCCAGTATTTGAAAGTGCAACAATAACAAAGAAATGCAAAGGTAAATATATGAAGGTTGCAATAATTGAAACCAGTCATATAGAGTTGAATAAATTATCAATTGATCCATTTAACAAACCTGAAGCAAGTTCAGATGCCGGAATATTTAGATTGAGAGTAGATGAATTTAAGCATGAATTAATAACTGATGGAACATTTGGAGTTATAAATTATAAATTGAGATATATAAAAAAACCTCAAGCAATAGATTTAACAAACAATTTAACATTACAAGTTTCAGAATTATCTGATATAGTTCATTCAGAATTGCTTCAAGAAACAATAAATGAATTGCTTAAAGATACAGAGAATCCAAGATTACAAGCAGAAGTACAAACAGTCAACGAGTAACCCCAATTATTAACTAAATATTTAAAAATAAAATGATCGCAAGTCAAAACAACATCAAAATCCTATTATTAGGTGACAATTTAGCAATAGGTAGCTTACCTGCAGCTGGAACACAATTAACTCCAGACAACATGGTTTCTGGTGCAATTTGCTTAGCTGATGCAGCTGGAAAAAGAATAGTAGCAGCTGATATCAGTGCACAATCAGGAACATATAAAATTGTTCAAGGTCAAGGAGCAGGACTTCCTTTAATCAGTTCAGATTTGATTAACTTTTCAAGTGGTCAAACAGTAATAAACTTTAAAAACAATGTAACTTCAGTAGAACAAGTTTCTTATGTAGGATATGCTGGAGGTAACACTGTATCAGGTACAGATGATTTACCAGCAGTTCCAACACTAGAAACAGGGTTTGATGGTGATGTTGTATTTGTTGATTTCA